TCGTGGCTGGCCTGACAAAGTACCAAATCTGTAGAGAGATTTGGGACGGTCGCCGGGGCCGCAACTATGAAACCATCGCCGCCGTCGCCGCCAAATTCGGCCTGCAGGTGGCGTAACAGAGCGTTCCAGGGACGTTACGGGGTAGTTACGGCACTTCCTCAAGTGGGAAAAACGTAACGCCTGGGAACGCCATTTCGATGCGTCTAAATCTGTCGAAATGGCAAGGTGGCTATATAGTGGCTATATAGAAGGCAAGCATACCTAACTCGCCAGGGTGGAGGATCGAAAATGAGTAACAAATTGCAGCAAGCGTGGGATGAATATAATGAATTTGTTTCTGAAGCTCGTGAGCTTGAAAACCAAATAAATGCCATAGAGGAGCATGGGGTTTCTGACCCTGAATACTTGGCTGACCTGTACTCACGTTATATTGACGTGAACCAGGAAATTGACAATATCTTGACCTGGATATTCCATAACACCCCATGGGCTAACCAGAGTTAAACTTCACAACGTGAACGTGGTCATCTACACCCGCGTCAGCAGCCAGGAGCAGGTCAGCGGCTACTCGCTCGATGCCCAGGAGAACGCCTGCCGGCAGTGGGCCGCCGAGCAGGGCTACGAGATCACCAGGGTCTACGTCGAGCCCGGCCAATCGGCCCGAACCGACCAGCGGCCGGTCTTCCAAAAAATGATCCAGATGGTCAAGCTCGGCATCGCCGACGCGATCTTGATCCACAAATCGGACCGCATCGCGCGCAACCTGCTGGATCTGCTGAGCTATCGCAGTCAACTGGAACAGGCCGGCAAACGCATCCTCTCGGCCACCGAGCCATTCCTGAACGACGACAGCCCTGAGAACCGGATGGTCACCGGCATCATCGGCTCGGTCAACGAATTCTACTCGGCCAACCTGAGCCGCGAGGTCATCAAGGGCCAGTTACAAAAAGCCAAGTCCGGTAGCTTCCCCGGCGGCAAACTGCCCCTGGGCTACCGCCGCAACGATGACAAACAGATCGTCATCGATGATACGTCTGCCGAAGTGGCTCACCATGCCTTTCAGGAGTTTGCCCAGGGCCACCATACCCTAAAAACCTGGACCGCTGCCGCTCGGGAGCGCGGCTATCGCAACCCCAGGGGTAACCCGATCAGCGACCAGAGCTGGCAAAAGATCTTTCGCAACCCATTTTACATCGGTCAATTCCGCTGGGGCGACGATCTCTATGACGGGGACCATCCACCACTCACCACCAAAGAAACATTCGTCGAGGTGCAAGTGCTCCTCGATGAGCACGGCGGCGGGGGCGGCGCAAAAAACCGTCACTTTTGGCTACTGGCCGGGCTGCTCTGGTCGGCCAAATACCACAAAAAAATGACCGGCAGCCTGGCCAAGGGAAAATATCCCTACTACCGCGCCGCCGGGCCTGGCCCGGAGCATACCGTCCGGGCCGAAGATGTTGAGAGCCGCGTCGTGGCGCTGCTCGACAAAATCACCGGCTACAGCCCACGAGCAAGGGAAAGTTGGCGGCTCGCCATGCAGGTCGCCCCATCCACGGCCGTCATATGGCCCCTCCTCTCCGCCAACGAGGAACGCAAAGATTTTTTGAATTTAATTTTTCCGGCAGTGGGTATCATTATCGCCCCGGGCGGGGCGATCAGCAGGTTTGATCTACGTGAAGGGTTTGAGACGGCGTAGGGTTCGAATCCCCTTACCCGCTTCAAGTTCCATGCAAACTTTCGATCGCCGGCATTTGGTAGACAGAGCGCGCCTGGATCACTGTGTGAGCAGATCCGACAGCCTGGCCGCATCCCCCTAGCCCCCTCTTGCGCAGCAGGCCGGCCTCTGCTTCTTTCTCTTCCCTTTATAACCTCGCGTCTGCAAGTAGCCAAGGTGTGCCGATTTGGTTTGTCGAGACAGAGGCAAACGATCCTGCCGTCCGACCGGAGAACCCGTCAACCGATACGTTGAACGCGTACTCGTTGGCGACAGATGATGTTATAGAGGAACCGGACCCCGTTGGAGCAGACACTGCCCCGGTGCTAGTTAGTATCTGGATAAATGTCGGCGACGTGTCCAACAACGACAGGGCGGGTGCTGTTCTCATCTGTACCTTGAATAATCCATATATGAGGGCTGTGGTGTCACTAAGCCAAGTTCCTCCAAACCCGAGGAAGTCCAACACCGTCACAAACTGACCCACCCGCCTCTTCTCCACCTCAAGCAACGGCGCACTAAACTCCGTCGCAACCGCCGACCTCTCAAGCTTGGCTCGCGACAGATCGAAATCATCCCCGCTGTCCCCCTCGTCCGAGTTCCACACAAAAACCGCAATGTTGTTTATGTTGGGGTCATCCAGCAGGACTCCCTCAACCGTCAAAACAACCTCAGACGTGCCGGGGATGTCATCCGATACTCCTAGGTACTCCCAACCGGCAGCCAGTGTCGGGTTATTGGGCGAGGTGGCCCACGCCGATACGACATCGCTCGTCAGGGCGTTGGCCGATCCGCTCCAACCCAGGATCGCTACCCGGAAGTTCGTTGCTACGGCAAAGTTGGCTTGCAGTTCGATTTGAAATGAGAGTGTCTTGCCTTGCAGGACTCCCGTGTCAGACGCCAGCAGGAACTGTAAAAAACCTGCCTGTGTGTTGTCCTGGTCGATGGCGCAGGTTATTGCCGCTAACCCGTCTGTATCAAAACTCTTACTGACATCCGGCGGGTTGCCGTTGTGGATACAGTTCCACAGCCCCGCCACGTAAGTATCATCAGCGATGTCGTTGAACGTGTCTCCCTCCAGCCAGGTGTCGTGAGAGAGAGACTGGTACAGCAGGTTTGGCGGGGCGGGCTGGCTCTGGACAACGGTCTCTATCGCCACCACCGCGTCCTGCAGGTCGTTGATATGGGCCGCCTCTACATCGTCAACGTTGTCCACTTTTGTCGAGTAGGAGTCTATGGCTCCCGGAAATGTAGTTGTCATTTAATCTATCCTCTGTCCGATGCTAATATTGTCGATATCCAGGCCCGCGCCTGGATCGCCACTAATAAGGCCCTTAACAAACCTGATTAGTGAAAGCGTTTCACCGTCGTAATCGCTTAGATCGAGTGCGACCTGCCGGTAGGCGCCCAGTTCGGTTGCCTCAAATGGCACAAAGCCCAAGAATATCGTACCGCTTTCCAGGGTGGCTAGGGTCAGGAAAACAACGTTTTCACTCGCGGCCCAACTCTGAGTATTTTGGTACCGGTACTGGTAGGTGAGATAGTTTTGGTGTCCGAGCAGTAGGCCAGGCGCAATCGTGGCATAATCGTCGTTCGCATCATCCAACTGAGCTATCAGCCGCCCAAGGGAACACTCCCAGTCTCCCGGATCAGGACTAAATGTCCAACCGTCAGGACAGCTATCAAAGTCCCAGGTGACAACCTCGTCTATCTCGACATCAGCCCCGTAGGCAAAATACGGCTCGAGTTTCAGAGTGGTGCGGACCGCCTTTCCTGAAGACCAACTGTGCTCGATCTTGCCGATCCTGAATAGCCTATTGACCCAAATAGCCTCCGCCGTGAGGTGGATCAGATCGGCGTACAGGTCCAGGTCGAACTGAATATCAGGCCGATCCTCCAGCCGGATGGCCGGATAGGGCGTTGGAGTCCTCAACTCTTCGAGGAGAAACGCTGTCATAAGCTCCGCGTCCGCATTCTCCTGGGTCCAGGGCGAGTCGAGCCTGAACGTCCGTGTGTCGTAGATCGCTATGCTCTCCCCATCCTCTACGCCTATGATGTTGTCGTATTTCGAGTAAAGCGCGTCGCCGCCAATCTCCAGGTTGCGAAGGTAGCCGTCTGTGGCATCTGTATTCTGTACAATGACGGTGGCCCCATCACCACGCTCGCCGATTTGCTCAGTATGAGTCAAGGCGCTTCCGCCGTCCGGTGCATCTGTCAGCGTAACGCTGATATAAAGGTTCAGTGGAACCACCGCGTATGAGCCAAACTTGAACTCGACATCGGTAACCAGCGCAGTCTCAGCCGCTATGGGAATCGCGTCGTCATCATCGCCGCCAGTCTGAAACAGGACTTCAGGAGAGCCGAATATCTCAGCCTTGATCTGGTGAACCCCGATCTCGACTCTATTCCTGAGTGTCTCCCAGGGCTGTGGCACGGTGATGTCCCGCAAAATCTGGCTCTGGTCCAATGTGACGATCTTATCGTAGGTAAACGACCGGGCAAAGAACCGCGCCTGTCCATTCCGGTCATGCAGGAACGTACCGACCTCGGCATTCTCCAACTCTCGAACGGCCTCCATAGCGTCCCTGCGCCAGAACCAGGCCCACTTCAGCCCCTTATAGGTGCTATTGTTATAGTCATCGAGCAGGCTGTACACACGCGGCCACTCATCCGGCCAGCCAGCAGCCTCCAGGATGGTGTCTACCCACCGGCCAGTCGTCCACGTCGAACTCTGCTGACCGGCCTGGTGGTTCCTGAAACCAACCCTGACATTGCGGTCAGACAAAAACTGCTGGCCATCTACAACGTCGATCTTGACCATCCTTCGATTGCCGTCATTGTACGGCTGGATGTCCGCAATCCGGCCATACATCAGGGAGTAGTTCGTACCCGTTTCAGCATCCTTTACGGCCAGCCGGACCGATTTGCCCGGCGTCACGTTGGGGTAAAGGGACGAGTTGGGGTTGAACGGGTTATATCGCCCGTCGTCGTTGTCCAGGATAACGGTAGCCTGCCCGGCCTGGTATCGCTCAAAGCCGTGGCCTCCCGGCCTGACAAAATAGTCGCGGCCTCTGGACAGGTTAAACGAGGTCATTCTCGTGGCCTCGTTCTCCCCGGTGAAGTAGCCGTCCGCATCCCAGTCGACAATGAGCGTCCAGAGCAGCATGGACTCCGCACACGACGCGCCGTACTGCTTCTCACCATACTTGAACGTACCGTACCTCTGGACCCCAACCAGGATGACGTAGAGCATAAACAGCCCGGCGTCGTCGAGAGCCAGCGTGTCATCCGAATTGTTTATGGCTACGACGGTTCGACAGTCAGTCAGAACGCTCATGCAATCGTACCACAGGGAATGTACAGCAACCCGACGCCGGTTATCGAGATCCTGATGAAGTGGGTGACGGTCAACGTCTTGGCCCCGACTCCCTCGATTGGATTTCCGACCCCTACCGTTGCCGAAAACTCAATCATTTCCTCGGACAAGTCCTGCTGAGTGAGCTTCACCACCGGTAATGCCGCCGTGTCCAAAAGCGTAATATCGAGTGCGCCAAAAACATCCTCTTTTGCCAGTCCACTCCCGATGATCTGCCTCACATACTGATCTTCGAGAATGGACAAATCCATCTTGCGGGCCTCGGTGAAGGCGGCCTTGTCTACCACTATAGATGCAGCAGCGTCGAACGACGCCTGGTCGGTTAAGTCTGGAATTCGCTTGAATGACATACCCTAGCCCCCTACCGCTACGCCCGCCCGTCTCAGGCCACCTAGGATGAGCGGAATAAGTTTTTGATCTATCTCGATTTTGTCTGCCGTTGAAATTGTCGGCTGGTACTGAATAACGATCTGAATGCCATCGCCCCCACCTGAACCCCCTCCTGTCCGGGAGCCGCCCGATCCAACAGCGAAGGCCCTCGGCAGCACTCTATCTACCTGGTCACCGGCAGATGCAATTCCCCGCAGCCCAACCTCAAATGGAGTTGGACTCCCCGGAATCAACCAGTCCGGGATCGAGTTGACCGCATTTCTGATTGCGGCAGCCATGCGGTTAAAGGCCGAGATGGCAGAGTTAACCCCATCTCTGGCGCTGTTCATGGCGTGCCTCGCGATAACGCCGAAGTTGTTGGCAATGCCCTTTGCTATGTCCATCGCCTCTCGTACCCTCTCGACCCCCCCCGCTACACCTTGTGCCGTGATGGCCGTTACTTGTAGTGCGATGACCACAGCATCCAGTGTCAGCTTGAACACCTTCAGGATGGCATCGCCCGTAGTAACCTCTTCGGTGTTGACGCCGAATGCCTGAGCTACTCTAGTTACCGCGTCGTTGATGAGTAGTATGGCAGGCCCGACATTGGCTTGTAAATCAGCAGTAAACTGCTTAAAAATAGCTACCGCCTCTGGCATAATCTCCTTGGCGAGTGAAGCCGCATCCTTCAAAAACGGAGTAACCACAGGCAATAGTTCAACCCCCATTGCCGTAGCCGCTTCCGACAGTTCAGCCTTCAGCGCCCGGGTTTGGTTGGCCCAACTCCCCGCCGTTCGCTCCGCATCGCCCTGGGCGTCGGTGGTCCCTTTCATCAAGAGGTTGATGCGGGCCTGGACCTTGGCTTGCTCCAGCTGCGCCCCGGTCAGGGTGTCAGCCCCCATCGCCGCTAGTTCCGTTTTTAAGGTGTTCTCATTGATGATGACGCCAAACGCTAAAGCATTCTCGTGATTACCAATGAGAGTAGCCTGCAACCGCTGAAAAGCCTCCTCCGGGGCCATATTCTTGAACGACCCAAGGTCGACCGCCAACTGAGTCATTTGAACCGATAGGTCAGCGGCGGCAGTCTCGGTAAACCCCATCGGTTTCAGAGTATCGCCAAACTGCGCGGCGAATTCCATTAGCTCGAACTTGTTGCGCCCAACGGCGTTGCCAAAGTTGTCCAACTCTCTGGCAACTCGCCCGCCCGTCTCACTAAACACCACATCGAACATGCCCTGCATCTCTTCAGCGTCAGAGCCAAGAGAGACTAGCCCGGCCCCGGCACCCAACACAGCGCCGCCCAGGAGGCCCAGGCCTCCGGCAGCAAGACCGGCTGCTGCCTTGATCGGAGTCAGCTTGCTGGCAATGTTACCTAAGCCGCTCGCGGCGTTGCCGGCTTGGTCGACGATGATTTTAAGCGTTCGTGTCGTCATCTGATCTCAACATCTTGCATAATGGTTTGATACCGTAGCTCTCTCATCCTGGTCACCCACTTCAGCGGAGCCTCGTCCAACTCCCACGGCAGGACGTGATATTCCTTACATAACAACAAATCCCCCAGCCACTCAGGGGGATCGTAACTTTCTTCGGGCTGCCAGGTCGGATCATCGACTAGCCATTCGGCCTGAGAATCACCTGTTGGCTTGCCAGATTTAATTCGATCCAGCCATAGGGCTAAGCCGACTCGTTCGTTTTTTTTACCTCGGTTTCATCCTCGGCGTCCGGAGGCGTGGTGGCAGCATCGTCGCCCAGGCTGATGCCCTTCAAACCGAACTTGCGGCTGAACAGGTTGAATAGAGCAATAAACTGATCCAAAGAGAGCCGCACTAGGACTTCAGGCGTGAGATCGAGAGGCTCTCCGGTATCTGCATCGACAAAGTTCCAGTCTGTTAAAAGGCTAATTGTAAACTCCATCACGTTGTCGAGTGCGGCATCCTCATCATATTCGTCTTCTTTGCCCTCCTTAGGGACCAGATTGCCGTACATTTTCTTGGCTCGCTTATAGTCGCCATACCTAAGCGTTTTCCAGGTCACTTTGAACGCCCCCGGAGCTACCATTTCGTTTGACATCGCTGCTCTCCCTTACTTCTACAACGCCGCCAGGGCGCTGTTGATGATCAGGTTACCGGTGTTGCCACTCCCGTTCTGCCCTGAGTACTTGAGCTTGATAATGTTATTGCCGTCGCGGTCATCGAGTTCGCTCACATCCTCGATGAAATAGACGCCGTTGATCTGGAACTCGTAAGTCGAGGCGGCTACGCTGTCATTGGCGTAGATCTGCACAACAGACAGGTCCTCGGTCAGCATCTTGTCCATCTCGGCCTCGGTCACGGCATGCTCAGCCTCGACCGTTACCTCCAGGCTGATTGCCCAGACATCGTTGCCGTAATCGTTCGGCGACAGACTCCCGGCGAACAGCTTTTGGTGGAATAAGTTTTCCAGCTTCCAGGTGAATGAGATGAGTTTGGGGAGAGGTGTAGTACCTAGACCGGCCCAGGCGTCATCAATAGACAAGGTGGTGTCCGCCATCTTGATAGTACGGGGCGCGGCGGTTGGAGATGGAGTTGCCGTATGGGCAGCCGGTTTAGTGGTCGCCCCGCCGACAGCAGGAACCTTGATGACCCACGCCTTGCCCGCCTCCCCG